TGGAGGAATAAATCATGGCAAAGAGAGCGTTTGACCTTGGAAAATTGCTGAAGGTATCCCATAAGGAAGTCTGCTATGAGCAGGATGGAGAAACCATTTATCTCTGCGACAAGCGTGGATATGTTGGAATCCAGACCGATGATTTGACAGTTCTGGCTGATATGGCAAAGCGTGGCATTGAACTGACGGAAAAGGCTGGATTGAAACAGCAAATGGAACAGATTATGCGAAAATATAAGCCAGAAGATATGTTTACATATAGCGCAACAGGTATTCAATTCCCTTATTGGGACTCTTCCGCTGGAAAGAAAAAGACGCTGACCATGTTCCGAGATCGAAATCAGGAATATTCCGTCAAGCTGGCAGACGCAGCTTATGCAGAGATTTTTGATCCCACATTTATCACTGGTGGAAAATCTTATTCCGATCCCATTATCATGATTTGCGCTGACTGCTATGGTGTGGTAATGCCAATCAGAGCAAACAGACAGTACACAGTTGACCAGAGGGACGATGTAAAACACTTGCTGGATTATTTCAATAATCTTCGCTGACGGAGGAATTAACGATGTTTCAAATTGGAGATCATGTCAGAACTTTGTGGACGGAAAGCCGTACAGAGGAAGCGAACAAAGTTTATGCCAACAGAACAGGCGTAATCACAGAAAGAAAACATTCTGTTGGGCTGGTAGACTGCTACAAAGTGGCATTGGATAAACCGTTCTATGATCATGGTTATCTGGTAGACTGGCTTTACATTTACGATTATCACAACGGAAAAATTGGAATGGAGAAAATCGCATGAAACGAAACAAGAAATATGTGTTTCTCACGGCTGAGGAACTTGCTCATAGATTGACCTATGGAAAAAAGAAAACCTATGACTTTACTTTTGATGACTCAGAGAGCATCGCCAGTGGTTACGAGCCGACAGGTTGGTTTGGAATTAAGCTGATGCAGCTTTTTGATGGCTATCTCCCGAATTGCCTTGCAATCGGTTATTGGGGCGGCGGTGATTTGAAAGTTTATAATCTGGAATGGGATTATGAACAGGCAGACCATGTAACGAAGGCTGAACATATGGAAAAGCTGATGGTGAAATATATCAATGAGTATTTTGCCGACAATGACGCAACGATTGCTTGTGTAGAACTGTAATGGAGGATCATATGAACTGGATCAATGAGATTATTAACCTTGCAAGAACTTATCGTGGACTGGAAGAGCCTGAAATCGGTATCAATGAGAATACGCAGACCATTGCCCTGTTTGATTATCAGGAAACCAATGGAGCAGCCGTACATAAGATTGATATTTGCCCGATCCGAGTAGTCAATCTGGAAAATCTGCGCAAGGAACTGGATGCACAGGGAATTGCTTATACGCTTTAAGGAAATCTCCGCAAAACAGAACTTTGTGCGGAGGATTGCACAAAATCTCCGTTTAGGACGGAAAAATGCAATCAGATGCAAAAATATGGAGGGAAAAGTGATTTGGAAAAGACAATTTACGGCGGTAAGCCAAAGAATCCAGTGGCTTATTGCGCATTACATAATGGCAGCTTGACCGTAAAAGAAATGAAAAAGAAGGGCTGTCTTGGCAAGCAGTGTCATCATCTTCGGAAAAATGAGCAGCACGAATACTGGAATCAGCGGCAGATTATGAAAGCCAGAAAGGAAAGCTAATATGGAAAACCTGTATTACCAGATGAAAGATGGTCGTTATATTCAGAAGCGTGAACTGGAAGAAGCGTTTTATATCCAGCATGGATACTATCGTCATAAGAATGAAACCGAGTTTTTGAAGTGGTTGCATTCTTTGCTTGGGAAAACGATCATGAAAGTTGTTCGTGAATACGATATGCAAGTGGAAGAACTGGCAAAATCTCGTCCTGTTTTGGCTGTCATGCTGTACCGCAGCCGTTATAACTGTTCTTTGGTGGAAGCGAGAGATTATGTCAATTCTCATGTTGAAAAAACCGTGTAAATGGAGGAAGGAATTATGGTTAGAGATGAAAGAAATCTGGAAGGCAAGATTTGCGTTTTCAATACGCATGGTATGGATTCTGAGTGGAAAATCCATGACGGCGAAAAGTGTACGGTAAAAAAGCGCAAGTCTGAGGACGAATATGATTATGAAGATATTGGAACCATGTGGGAAATCAAGCTGGATAGCGGCAAGGAATTAGACGCATTTCCTGATGAATTGGAAGAATGCGAAAATAATGCTTGACAATAACCATAAATACAAGTACAATGGAAAAGGAGAAAACAAAATGGAATATGTAAGCGTTTTTAAAGAAGTGGAAAACATGAGCGTATATTCTGTTGTGGTTTACTATACTGGTGGTAGCAGTCGTGGCTTTCTTGTCTATGCTGAGGATCGAAACAAACTGATGGAAAAGCTGGCAACATTCTTGGATTACAATAATGTTCTGACTGTTCATGTTGGAGAAATCTTTGAAGTAGAAGATATGACGAAATAAAGGAGCGTTCCTTATGATCTTTGAAGCCTTGTTCCTTGCCTTTACACTTGGCAGTGAAAGTGCAGAACGGAAAACCGCAGCCATAAAAGCAAAATCCATGATGAATGATCAGGAAACCATGCGCCGTGAGTTTTTTGCTAAAAGCCGCAAGTGGCAGGAAGATATGTTTACTCTGTTTGGTACAGAGCAACTTGCCAGCGGCAAGGATTTTCACTGGCAAGAGGCACTGGAAAAGCTGGCTTTACTGGAAGAAGGATATTTCCCTTATTCACAGACTTTTGAACTGCCCATTACGGATCAGGCATTGCAGAAAAGCAAGCTGGACGGCTTTGATTGTAAGATTGTTCCTACGGCAAGCGGCAAGTATGCAGATTTGTACCTGAAACTTGCTGATGTGGAAAAATACATTGCCCACAGAAACAGCAGCGGGAACTATTACAGACCTTCAATTTACGAGGAAATACCACAGGAGATTAGAAGCCTGTTCTACGATGGAAAAGTGACCATTGGTGTTCCCTTCGGACAGGACGGTTATGTTCCTTGTCAGGTAATGACCATTCCAGAGGCAAGAGAGTTTATGAGCCGCAAGATGGAAGAACGCTTTCAGAAATATTATGAGAAAATGAGAGGACGATAAAGATGTTTGGATGGATTATTACAGGCGGCTTGCTTCTGCGTGAGAGAGCGCAGGAAATTGAATCTGGATACAGGAAAGAAGATAGACAGTCTGAAAGTAAAGTCCCCATGTTCCAGTGGATTGTAACTGCATTTGGAGCGGTTATGTTTATGGTGGCATTATTTAGTTGATAGGAGTGGATGCTTATTGATAACAATTAATAAATCGGAAAATTCAACATCTGGAATCTATGAAATTGTTAATTTGATCAATGGAAAACGCTATATTGGACAAACGAGTAATTTATATAGACGGCAGTATTCTCATATTACAAAGCTGAATCAGAACATTCATCCTAACAAGCATCTTCAAAATGCTTGGAATAAATATGGAAAAGATGTTTTTGAATTTCGAGTGCTTGAGTATTGTTCAGTAGATGATTTAAACGAAAGAGAACTTTATTGGATAAATCATTATAAGTCCAATACTGATGGATATAACATTCGGATTGATCCAAATAGCAATCGTGGTTTACAGTGGTCAGAAAAACAGCGTGAAAGTATGATGGCGGCTATTAATAAAGAGGGCAGCTATTTTAAAAATCATACTGTACCAAGAGAAACAATGGAAAAAGCATGGGAAGCATCAAGGAAAAAAGTTTGGACAAAAGAGGAACGAGAGCAACATTCAAGGCGTTTGACAGGAACAAAGGTAAAAGACAAAACAAATATGTACGCAGCGCAAACAGGAGAAAAGAATCCGAGTGCTAAATTATCAGAAAACGAAGCGAAACAAGTTATCTATTTACTATGGAATAGATTTGCACCATCTTTACTGGCAAAAATATATCATGTAAGAATCGAAACAATTTCCGCTATCAAGCATTTGCGGTCATGGAAAAATATCAGTAGATCAGATGTAATGGCTGATAAAAATATTCGTAATGCAGCTTTTGAGCGGATTAATACATATATTCTCAATGAATTATAATGGAGGAAAATCTTATGCTTGATATTAAAGAAGTAATCTCTCGTCCTGAATATCAATTTCTTCAAACAAATGAGCATCTTGGAAAATCTCTTTTGTTTGTAACATTCGGCGGTAGTCATGCCTATGGAACAAACATCCCTGATTCCGATATTGATGTGCGTGGCTGCGCACTTAATTCCAGAACTGACATTCTTGGAAGAACCAAGTTCGAACAGGT